CCGGGCGGCTACATCGTGACCGTCTCCACCTTCGAGAACGGTATCCCCGTCGTGTGGGACCGGGGCCAGTCCAATGCAGGCACCGTGGGCGGCCAGCAGCCCCGAGATTTCGGCCCTGTAAAGGACGAGGGCAACGACAACTTCGTCCTCTATGGTGGGGCGGAGATGCTCGCAGGCTTCCCGGCCGACCTTCAGTACAACAACTCGCTCAAGGGGGACGTAAAAATCGAGGACGGGCGTACCCGCATCTACGGGCGCACCCCGACAGGCATCCCCATCCCGTTGGAATCGCTCAAGGATGGCGACACCTATTTCTTCCAGCGGACCTTCTTCATGTCCGTCAACATTGGTGAGAAGTGGGTGGGCGACGCCCTTTCGTACCTGCTCAAGACCGAGGACATGCCTCACGATGCCTCGGTATCCATGGACTCGTCCACAGGGGAAGTGACCATCGAGGACGACGGACCGGCGCACACTCTCTACGTGCGCGTGGCTTCCACGTCGGAGGCCATCGGGAGCAAGGAAGTCGAGTTCCAGTACGATTTCTCGAAGTACCTGCCCCTCAAGGACGACACGACCCGGCCACCGATGGTCACAACCAAGGACGCGGACGGCCCCTACAGCTCCATCAGCGAGTTCTCCCAGCCTTGGCCCGTGGTGTTCCCGAACGTGAACACCCAGCAGTACCTTGAAGCCGTGCAGGTGGCGTTGGTGGTTCTGGTCCTGAGCAGGCCCGACCTGACGCCCATCGACACGCTGGAAAACGTCATCGACGCAGAGAAACTCAAGCTCATGCAGGCCAATCAGCTCATCGTCCCCGGTCTGGCGTTGGAGCGGAGTGGGCTGGAAAAGTTCCAGCACCTCGTCGGTTTCATCTACAAGGACTTCGCCAAGAAGCTCCGGGACACACGGGAAGAAGACCCGACGAAGATGCGCGACCACATTCTGACGTGGGTCCGGGCGACGGCTCACGACCTCTACAGCAAGACCGGCCCGCTACCTGAAGCCGAGGCCGCAGTGGTGGATGCTACCGAAGCCCTGCGCTCGGTGTTGTGGGGAAATATCATCAAAGAGGTCAGCCCGGACTTGCTCTACTACCTCCCGGAGGCCACGGTTGCATCAACCATCTTGGAATCCATGGACACCGACGTATCGGGCAACATCTTGGATGCCGGTGTCGCCCTGAACCCGTACTGCATGGGTGTCGCCCCGAGTACGGTCCAGCAGTTCTTCTTCATCGACGGAGTATTTCAGGAACGGCGTCCCCAGATGCAGGAGGGCAAGGTCGGGGGTACGGACGACAAGTTCAAGGTCACACCGACAGTTGCGGCGGAGGGGGCCGAAACCTTTATGAGGGCGTTGCCCCCGTCGCTCCGAATCTTCTACGAGAAGTACAGGCAGGAGGATGGCTCCTACGTGGTGCCGGACGAGGACCGGGCCTCCATGAATACGCTGGTTGCCACACAGCAGACGGTCGGGTCGGCGGACCTGTCCCCGGTGTTCTACGTCGGGCAGCGCGAGCTGATAAAGGTCCGGTCGGCCAATCCACCTCCGGCAAACGTGCCGGGTGCGGGTGTCATATTCTGCCGGGGTGCGTTCGCCAAGTACCAAGGCGGGCAGCTCCTCCAAGAGGCGGCGCTCGCCCTCGGGGTGGCTGGGGCTGCCTTGAACCGTTCCCCAGATGACGGAGAGTGGATTGCCATCCGCTTCCTCGACCAGTTTCCTGCCATCGAGGAAGTCATGGCTCAGTTCCTCAACTGGGTGGAGGCTATCGCCAAGACTCTCGAATCGGTGACGGACACCATCCAGAAGTACATCGAGTTCATCGAGGCTCGAATCATCGAGTTGCAGCAGCTCATCCGGCGCATCAACGCTCTCGTCCAGTCGATGCTGGGCTACACCTTCCAGATTCCGAAGTGCAGCGCCCTCATGCTCTACTCGAACGGGACGGGCGGAGTCATGGCAGACTTGGTGGCAGCCCAGAACAAGCCCAACGACAAGCCGCTGGCCTACGGGGCAGGTATCGCGGTGGTCATCCCGGTCGGCCCGGCATTCATTATGGACATCATCAAGCTCATCATGAGTGTCACGCAGGGGGAGTCGGAGGGTTTCCTGTCCGAGGAGGGACAACTGGCCCCCGTTGTGGGCATCGAGGGAATCCCCGAGGAACCCCCGGTCCCGCCTGACCCCGAACCGGATGTGCTGTAGGAGGTAGTGTGGCGTCCTTCTCGAAAATGAGCGTCTGGCCGGTCGGTTACTTCAGGGCCACCACGAGCTGGCTCCTGCGGAACCGGAAGGCTGTGTCCGCTCGTGTCGGGGCGATTGACGCCGAGGTCGAACGCATTGGGTTCGTGACCGTGGCCTACAAGCTGACCACGGAGGACGGTGAGACGAAAGCCACGGAGGAGCGCATCGGCTTCTCCGTCACGGAAGGGTCTTCACTGGGGAGGCTCTGCCAAGCCTACGTGGCCAATGGGGGCAACCCGCTGGACATCTCCCCCTTCATGCACCCGGACAGCACCGAAATCGTTTCAGAGGATGCCGACGGCGGGGTCAAGGTCCACCGGGTCTATCCTCACGGGGGCATCGTGGCTCCCATCTCGACAGACTACAACGACCCGATTGCCGTTGAGGGCAAAGAGACGGGCTACGGCTCCTACAGGGGCGGATGGGTCGATGCGGACAGCTACTACCCAGCTCGACAGGGCGGGCGGCAGGACCGGGGCAACTTCGACTCCAACTCGGTCGTCCGGTACATGCACCAGATTCGGAGCTGGGCGAATCAGGAAATCAAGGAACGCTTGCAGGACATCGAGTGGCAAATCATCAAGCTCTGTGACCTTCGGGAGCAACTGGAAAAGGAGCGGGATGAGGTTCTGGTGCAGGCTTTTGGCGGGGCGCTCTCTGGGGTCAGCGAGTTCGATTCCAATAGGTTCTCCCCTGACCTTCGGATGCAAGTGCTGATTCAGGATATGTACGAGATGCTCTACGAGACGGACAACGACGGAGAGGTGATTGCTTTCCGGGCCAATCAGGGCAAGGTGCCGTTCCTCGAATTCACGTTCCCCGATGTGTCGTCGGAGAACCGTGACCCGATGGGCGGATAGGCCGGGCGGTGTCTAGCCTATATGGTCCATTCAATGAGGAAACGTAGGCGCGAAGATGGCGAAGGATTTTCAACTGGCTTGGCCCTATGACCTCCCCGAGATGGGGGTCTACCAGATTACCTGTGCTGCTTCCGGGCAGGTGTACGTTGGGCAATCCCGTCGAATCCGAGGGCGCTGGCGGGACCATGTGAAGGAGCTAAGGGCGGGGAGAGGATGCCCCAGACTTCAGAAGGCGTGGGACCTTTACGGCGGGGATTCCTTTACATTTCGGATATTGGAGGAGGTCCCCGACCCGGACCAGTTGGCGGTCCGTGAACAGCACTATATGGATGCTTGCGATGCGTGCGGTCAGAAGGGCATGAATACTCTCCCGACTGCGGGCAGCTTCAAAGGCTATACCCCAAACGCTGAAGCTCGGGCAAAGATTGGGGATGCGACTCGTCGGAGGCTGGTGGCGGACCCGACTTTCCAACCAAAGATGGTGAAGGCGGCACTAGACTCGGGGTATGTCCCGACTCAAAGACATCGGGAGAGAGTTGCTGAAGCCCAGAGAGGGGTGCCAAAAGGGTCAATGTCAGCGGCCCATAAACAGGCGATTTCGGATGCAAAGAAAGGTCAGCCCCCTTGGCCGCGATTGCAGCGAGGACGGGTTCGACCCAAAGCCCCGAGACGAAACGCAAGATTGGGGAGGCCAATCGTGGGCGACGTTGGTCAGAGGAACAGCGTCAAAAGATAACGGGCCTCAAGCGCAGTGAAGCCACTTGCCGGAGGATGAGCGCCGCCCGTAAGGGGATTCCTTGGACCGAAGCCCGGCGAGCGGCACAGCGTAGGAAGGTCAAGGCATGAGTCGGGATTTCGCGCTTGCTTGGCCATGTCCCCACTTCACAGTGGAGGAGGTGGTGGCTCTAGGGAGCGACAGACGTTCTCTTGATACCCGGCAGCCTGTGGCTGCTTCCGGGCTGGTGCGTATCCTCGTCAACAATGAGCTGTTCATCCCGCAAGGTGGCCTGTTCTCCGTCGCCCAGCTCTACGGTGCAATCTCCGGTCCCTACGACCTCGTGGAGAACGAGGACACCCTGACCATCGAGTCCTCCGGGGGCAGCTCGACCATCACCTTCGGCGTTCGAGGCACCCAGCGTTGGACCGCCGAGCAGGTCATCAAGGAGATTCTCAAGCAGGGGCTTATCAGCTCGATTCTCCCGGAAGACGTGAACGGGCATCTCCTGTTCTCGGACACCAATAAGGTCGGCATCGACTCCTTCATCAAGGTCAGCGGAACCGCCGCAGTCTCGTTGGGGTTCGGTGCGCCGACGGGAGTGGGCAACTGCGGAGGCGTCAACTACCAGTGGCGTGCCACCGGCCAGCAGCTCTATCCCGGCTGGGAACTCGTAATCCGCCCGGACGAAATCACCAACCGCTATCCCCAGTTCAGGGGGGTC